TCTGGACTAGTAGTATTGGTATTATTGGTCTTGCTCTTAACCTACGAGCGTATGATTTCGTATCGCAGGAGATCAGAGCAGCAGAAGATCCAGAGTTCGAAACCTTCTACACGAAAAACATTCTCCTGAACGAAGGTCTTCGTGCATGGATGGCACCAGTAGATCAACCTCATGAGAACTTTGTGTTCCCAGAGGAAGTCTTACCTAGGGGCAACGCACTCTAAAAAAATAAATAAAAGGAGTTCTCTGAGCTCCTTTTTTTATGTTCCTAATACTATTTTCTTTTATAGCATTTGGGTTTTTTATGTTTATATTGTCAGTATTGCAGGACTCATGATAACATCCGAAACACCTTATAAACTTGCGGAAATAATTCGTGATACTTGGCCAGGACTTTACAGACCACCAGTAAAGACTTATAATCAATCAAAAGCACAAAAAAAGAATGTATGATTATTGGGTGGTTACTGACAAAACCACAGGTAGAGTGATTGCTCATTGTGGAGAAGAGAATGATGCATTGATGTTAGTTGGATTTGATAAAGATAAAAGAACTTATCGCAAACAAAAGTTCATTCTGGATCAAGTTATTACAGTTACATCTACAACAGATAAACAGCTTCCAGGTCAACAAGGTTTGCCTGAAGCAAAAGAGAAACTTCCTCATATAGAACTTCAGCAACAAGTATGGTTGCCTGAAGGACAAGGAGTTCCAGTTAACGCTAAATAACTTTCAGTTTTATTCAAACTATGAAATTCACAGTTTATTCAAAAGATGGTTGTCCATATTGCACAAAAGTTCAACAGGTGCTAGAGTTAGCACAACTACAACATGTGGTTTACAAATTGAATAGAGATTTTACTCGTGAAGAATTCTATGCAGAGTTTGGGAACGGTTCCACTTTTCCTCAAGTGATTGTGGATGACCTACATATTGGCGGTTGCAATGATACAGTTCAATATCTGAAGGAGCAGAATTTGGTTTAATGAATAATAACTTTCACGAAGTTTGTGGCGATGTTGAGAAAGCAATTGACTATGCTTTCAAAGGACAATTTGTTTTGAAGTTTTATGATTATTTGAAAGTTCGTGGAACAAGACGCCATGAAGTTGAAGAGTTTATTGAAAGTGCTACTGCAAATGAAATTAGTAGTCTTGTCATGGACTTGGATGATTATCTTGAAGGAGGTGCTGACGAAATACATAAACAACTTCGTGAAGGTTATGGACACATTCCCAAACCAGAAGCGAGAAAGATTCGCAACTATTTGTATGGCATCTTAGAAGATGCTTGGAAATACAGTCATGATAGAAGACCAGGAAGAAGGAAAAAGCAAACTAAATAAGTCAGAACCCCAGATTAACAGGGGAGTTGAGTTATTACTACGCAATAGGAGGAGGAAGAAGTCATTAGAGCCAAAAACATTTCAAATGAGATTTGGTAAAATGATTTCTCTCTTCCGTAGAGAGTTTCATTTTTACATAGAATTCCATTTTGATATTAAGAAAAAATAAACTCTCTGGAGAAGCAAAATGCTAGCAGTAACACTCACCATCGGCACTCTAGTCTCTATAATGTTCTTTTTTGTAGGTGGAGTAATAGGATGGATGGCAAAACAACATTTCTATGAAAGCAATGTTGTTGCTTATACACACCCAGAGATGTTTGATTCACATGGGAATGTAATACCCGACGAAATTTTAGCAGTGAGATTTGAAAACGATTATGACTACTACGACGAAGACGAAGAGGACGACGACGGAAAAACCGATTGAAACTCTTCCTACAAATCCTTTTGTATTTGAAGTTTTAGAACTTGCTTCAAAGCAAAAAAGCAATGCAAAAAAAGTTGAAGTTCTAAAGACATACGAACATGATTCTTTAAAGTCAGTTTTTATCTGGAACTTTGATGAAACGGTCATCAGCCTTCTTCCAGAAGGTGATGTTCCTTATGCAAATGCTGATGAGCAATCTGTCTATTCAGGAACTCTCTCTGAGAATCTGAAAAAGGAAGCTTATGGTGGAGAGTCTGCTACAGGACAAGATCTGGATGGTAGAGGAAAAACATCTCTCCGTAGAGAATATCAAAATCTTTATCACTACGTAAAGGGTGGTAATAATAGTCTCACTACAATTCGTAGAGAGATGATGTTTATCAATCTTCTGCAAGGACTTCACCCCCGTGAGGCAGAGGTATTAATTCTTACAAAGGATAAAAAACTTACTGATAAATACAAGATAAGTTTTGAAAATGTCAAAGAGGCATACCCCGACATTACCTGGGGTGGTCGTTCATGACAACAACTGTTAGTTCGGAGAAAAATATGGCAGAGTACGGAAAAGAGGAAAAAACTATTCTGCCTAGCAGTTATGGTTGTGACATTCTTTTGGAAAAAACAACCTTAGACAGAGCAAAAGATTCTTCCTTTCCAAGTGATGCGTACCTTATTTGGTACACTGTTGGTGGAAAAGAACATATTGATTTGACTAGAGGAACTAGGGTTCGTATTTTTGATATGTATTATGATAAGTACGGACCAGATTCGATCAAAAAGATTGACTTTGGATACGGAAGAACTAACCCTAAACTTTGGGGATATAAGCAACCAGAAAAAAAGAAAAGAAAATGAGTGCAGGATTTGGTGGGGATCCAAACCAAGGGAGACTTGGTAAGGATGCTAAAATTACAATTGACTTAGATAACATTGATCATGTCATCAAGCAATATAAAAAAATAAAGAAATATCAAAAATCATCTCTGTTCGCTATTAAAACAATGGACGGCACAGAAGAGATTGTGAGTTCATTGGTAAAGGAAGCGGAGGATAATCCACTGTAAATGGGGAAGCATTATTTACTTAATTTGTATGGATGCTCGTTCGTTCTTTTGGATGACGAGCATTGTCTTATAGATCTACTAGAAAATGCTGCAGTTGCTAGCGGTGCTACTGTAGTTCAAACAATATCTAAAAAGTTTGAACCACAGGGAGTAACTGTAATCTGCTTACTATCTGAGAGTCATATTAGTATTCATACATGGCCTGAAGAAGGTAAAGCAGCAGTTGATGTTTATACTTGTGGTGATTGTAACCCAAAGATTGGATGCGATATTATCATAGAACAGTTGTATGCTCAGAATCACACTCTGAGTTATATAGAACGGTAACAAAAGTTACAAAAGTTTTTGCATAACTATATTAACAGGTCTATAATGACCTTACGTTCATCTGGAAACAGACGGAAGTAAGCCGACTCGGAACGGATCGTTCATTCGCTATTCGCAAATAGCGAACGCAAAAGCCGACTGAAGGAACGCTCTTTAACCTAAAAAACTAAGGAGAAAACCTAATGTCCAAAGTAGTATATCGTGGTGTGGAATACGACACCCAAAAGCGTCTTGAGTATCAGCAGCAGATGATGCAGCAACCTCAACAATACAACGAAACCTATCGTGGTGTTAAGTTCGTAAAGGAGGGGCACAAATGAAAAAACTCAACGCACTTCAACTTATTAAAGAACAAAAACAAAAAGAAGAGAGGCGTCGTAAGGCATCTCTTGCTACTCTAGTAGCAGCAAAATAATTCGAGAGGGGACTTGACTCCCCTCTTTTTTTATGCTAGACTACTGGCGTCTCTCTATGGATTGATTATGGGATCTGAAAACTTCCAATCAGAAAGCACTGCTTCTGGGAGTGAGTTTGAAGTGCTAGTTGAAAAGAACCTTTTGGACAGTGGATATAAGATCATTTCAACAAATTCTAAAATAGATGGTATTGGTGTTAATGTAGATTATATCGCAGAAAAGAATGGAACTCTAGAGTATGGTGAAGCAAAAGGTGGTAAGTGTGGTGGAAAGAAACGTCCAGGTGCTCAGCGAACTGACAATGTAAAAAAAGCCATATGTAATGGTGCATTGCTGAAAGCAAAATATCCCAGTGCAAAGTATGTCATTTATTTTTCATCTAAACCAAAGAGTGGGAACTCTTCAGACGAAATGATCAAGACTGCTCTTGCTGCTGGATTTGTTGATGAGGTTAGGTACTTGGAATATTGATAGAGAGGGACTTGACTCCCTCTCTTTTTTTGTCTATAATACCTTTGTCAGGGTTGATAAAAATGGATAGAGAAAAGCTTAAGCTGATTGTCAGAAACCTTGAATCTCTGGTAGAATGTTTGAAGTCAGAGGTTTATTCTGATGTAGATTCGTACAAAGCAAGTTACGAAGAAATAGCACCTTACATTAATGATTACGACGAAGTATTTTATGAAGGAGACGATGATGGATATCCCGACTGAGTTTGAGTTTATGAAACCAGAAGTAAAACTGATTAGTGTTACACCAGACGCAGAAAAGCACATGGCATACTGTGCTCGTGTAAGTAATCCTAACAACCAACAGAACGATAAGTTTTCTGGACTGCTCAAGTACTGTATTCAACATCAACATTGGAGCATCTTTGAGCAAGCAACGATGACTGTTGAGATTAATACTACTCGTGGTATCGCTGCTCAAATCCTTCGCCACCGTAGTTTCACATATCAAGAATTTTCACAACGATATGCTGATGCAAATCTTTTGAACAATACTATTCCTCTTCCTGAACTACGTCGTCAGGATACTAAGAATCGTCAGAACAGTATTGATGATATGCCCGATTATCTCAAACTGACTTTGCTTGAGGATATCCGTGTTCACTATGAGAGTGCTCTGCGCCTCTACAACCGCCTCCTAGAGAAGGGTGTGGCAAAGGAGTGTGCAAGGTTCGTACTGCCCTTGGCGACGCCCACACGCCTCTATATGACCGGTTCTGTAAGGTCATGGATACATTACATTGATCTGCGTTCTGCTCACGGCACTCAGAAGGAACACATGGAGATTGCAGAACTTATCCGTTGTATCTTTACTTGCCAGTTCCCTGCAGTATCTGAAGCACTTGGTT